AATTGAAAGAAGCAGGAGTACAATATGAAGATAACAAAGAGGTTACTCTTGAACTTGACGATAACACATCCATCAACGGCACTTATGATATTGTTGTTGATGATGCTGTTGATGATATTAAGTCCGCTTCTAATTGGTCTTATACAAACAAGTTTGAATCCTTCGACACTCTTAGACAGGGTGATGCTTTCGGGTATGTAGCGCAGCTTGCTGGTTATGCGAAGGCGTCAGGTAAACGTGCCGGTGGATGGTGGGTAGTAAACAAAGCCAATGGCGAGTTCAAGTATGTACCAGCTACAGGTATTGACATCGACAAAGAAGTAGACCATATTCAGCAAACGGCAAACACGCTGGAAGAGAATAGGTTTGAGCGTTGCTTCGATGCCGTGCCTGAGAAGTTCAGGGGCAAGGAGACAGGTAACACAGTGCTTGGCACTGAGTGTGGCTTCTGCCGCTACAAGTTCTCTTGCTGGCCGGGTCTACAGGAACGCCCTGCGGTCATGTCACAGGCAAAGCAACCTAAGACGGTTGCATACGTAAGTCTGGTTGAAGAATATGCCTAATCATGCATCGTTCCGTGCAGCACGAAAGTATGGGTACAGGAGTGGGCTTGAACACAAGCTATCCATCTACCTTGACGAACTTAAAGTCAAATACGACTACGAGAAACTCAAGATTGAATGGGAAGACCTTGCGTATCGCACCTATACTCCAGACTTCGTGTTGAACAACGGCATCATCATTGAGACGAAAGGTATGTTCACTGCAGCAGATAGGCGCAAGCATCTTGCTATCAAGAAGCAGCACCCCAAGCTGGACATACGCTTTGTCTTTGAGAGTAGCAGACGTAAGCTGCGCAAGGGAGCCAAATCTACTTACGCAGAGTGGTGTATCAAGTATGGGTTCAAATACTATGACCGCATCATTCCAGAGGACTGGCTTAAAGAGAAGGGAAAGAACAAACACCCTAAGTTCATCAAGTTTAGTGGAACCAAAGTGAAGAGGAGATAGCTATGGACAACATGTCATTTGAAGACGAAGACTTTATCATACGAGTTAGACCAAGCGTGAAAGATGACGGCGAGTGGACAGGTGAGATAGACATATCCATCATCTCTCAAGGTGATAATCCGCTAAACGACGAGGGCTATGGTCAAGTTATGCACTTCTGTAAGATGCTGTGTTCTACCGTTCCAATTATGGAACAGGATGAAACCATCCGTAATTTAGTCCACACCTACGTCATGGAAGTTGTTGACAAAGATGAAGAGGATGTGGTAGAGGATGATGATATCATAATTACCAAAGAAGATGGTAACGTGGTGCATTTAAGTTTTGGCAGCAAGACAAAAGGGAGTGCGTAATGAGACATGAAGAGTTTATGAAGCAAGCCATGAAAGCAGACGAAGCCGGGGCAGCATTTAAAGATATGGTGAACAGCCCCCCACACTACAACAAGACAGGTATTGAGTGTATAGACGCTATTCGTGCTGCTACTGGTGATGGCTACGAGTATTACCTGCAAGGCAATATTATGAAGTATCTATGGCGGTATCGCTATAAGAATGGTACAGAAGACCTCAAGAAAGCACAGTGGTATCTGGATAAGCTGATAGAGGAAGTAGAAGGCTACTACGATGCGAGTTAAAGTCTACTTAACAATTGACATTGACCCTGACGAGTATCCTGTCCCTGCCGATGAAGATGTCGGTGCGGAGATTGAAGACGGCATTCGTGAATACTTCTATGACGTAGACGGTGCTGAGATTAGACACATGAAAACACTAACGGAGTGACACTATGAACAACCTTTTACCCACAGACTATCAAAACTTCATCGCTCTTTCTCGTTACGCTCGTTGGATTGAAGACGAGCAGCGCAGAGAGACGTGGACTGAAACTGTAGCACGGTACTTCGATTATATGGAAGACCACCTTGCAGACAAGCATAGCTATGCTTTGTCAGATGAATTACGCGCAGAACTTGAAGAGGCTGTGCTTAACCAAGACATCATGCCAAGCATGAGAGCATTAATGACCGCCGGTCCCGCGCTTGACCGTTGTCACGTCGGCGGCTACAATTGCTCCTATGTACCAGTGGATAATCCTCGCGCCTTTGACGAGACGATGTATATCCTCATGTGTGGCACTGGTGTAGGCTTCTCTGTGGAACGCCACAATATTGAGAAGCTGCCAATCGTCAACGAGACTATGCATGACACGGATACTGTCATCAAAGTTGGCGATTCCCGTCCGGGCTGGGCCAAATCCCTGCGTGAATTAATCTCACTCCTATACGCAGGGCAAATCCCAAAGTGGGATACCAGTGAGGTACGCCCTGCTGGTGCGCGTCTGAAGACGTTTGGGGGTCGCGCTAGTGGCCCAGCCCCTCTGGAGAACCTGTTTAACTTCTGCATCAAGAAGTTCAAAGGTGCTGCTGGCCGTCGCCTGTACCCTATCGAATGCCATGACATCATGTGCAAAATCGGTGAGGTTGTAGTTGTTGGTGGCGTCCGTCGTTCTGCTCTGATTAGTCTGTCTAATCTTAACGATGACCAGATGGCACATGCAAAATCAGGTCAGTGGTGGGATGAACCGCAGAAAAACATCTACAGGGAAGGCCAACGCGCACTTGCCAACAACAGTGTCGCCTACAAAGAAAAGCCACAGATGGGTACATTTATGCGTGAATGGCTGTCGTTGTATGAGTCAGGCTCTGGTGAGCGTGGCATCTTCAACCGTCAGTCTGCACAAAAGCAAGCAGCTAAGAATGGTCGCCGGGACGCAGAGCAAGATTTTGGCACTAATCCTTGTAGTGAAATTATCTTGCGTCCATATCAGTTCTGTAATCTGTCGGAGGTTGTTGTTCGTGCATCTGACACGCAGCAAACTCTTACAGATAAGGTTCGCCTTGCTACCATTCTTGGCACGTTCCAATCCACACTGACTGACTTTAAATACCTGCGTAAGATATGGCGAAATAATACAGAAGAAGAGCGACTGCTTGGCGTATCACTAACAGGTATTATGGACAATGCAATGATGTCTGGTAAGTCAGCACATCTTGGCAAAAACATTGGTGCCACTTTGAACGCACTAAAAGAACAGGCGGTATCGACTAACGCAGCTATGGCTGACCAGCTTGGTATCTCACAGTCTGTGGCTATTACCTGTGTTAAGCCGTCTGGCACGGTATCTCAACTTGTAAACAGTGCTAGTGGTATTCACTCCCGTCACAATCCATACTATATACGCACGGTACGTGGCGACAACAAAGACCCGATTACGCAGTTTATGGTGGCGCAGGGTATTCCCGCAGAGCCAGATGTTACCAAACCAGACAGCACTACTGTGTTCAGCTTTCCTATGGAAGCACCCACAGGTGCAGTTTGCCGCGAGGATATGTCCGCTATTGAGCAGCTAGAGTTGTGGCTAACTTATCAACGTCATTGGTGTGAGCATAAGCCATCTGTTACCATTACTGTGAAAGAACACGAGTGGATGGAAGTAGGCGCATGGGTGTATGAACACTTTGATGAAGTGTCTGGTATCAGCTTCCTACCGTTCAGTGATTACGTGTATCAACAGGCTGTGTATCAAGATATCAACAAGGATGAATACGAAGAAGCACTTTCACATATGCCTAAATCAATTGATTGGCAAAAGCTGCAGGAGTTTGAGAAAGAAGACAACACTTCTGGTGGACGAGAGTTGGCTTGCTCTGCTGGTGTGTGTGAAGTTGTAGACATTGAGGCGGCATGATTGAAGGTGCAGACATGCCCAACTGGTGGCAGTGTTGGTTATTATTCGCCATCACTGTCAACACCGCTATCAACGTAGTTGTATTCTTCAAGCACAGGTTCAGGCAAAAGAAAGGTGTTGACACATGAGTCAAGACAAACTAATATGGAAGCAAGGTGACGGGTGGGTGCAGTACAATCCCCCTCGTCACCACCCTTGTTATGAAGAGTGGATGAAACGAAAGGAGAAGCAGAATGAAAAAGCAGATGATACAGGCTCTTAAAAATCACGCCATTGCAAATATACACTTGCACAAAACGAATATTGATATATACTTTGCTAATCCAGCAGGTATTGGGGAACACTCCGATATCTTGGAAGCAGTGCAGGGTGAACTAGACAAGATTGCCCTACATGAAGACCGCCTAGCAATCCTACGTAACTGGCCGGAAGGAGATGACAATGCAGAAAAAGTCGATGGAACCACAAATTAAGGACCGTAAAAAGTTTGACATTGACCTCGCGTATGGAAAGGTGCGCGAACAACGAGTGGCAGATATGCTTCAAAATGGGAAGATTGAAGTAAAGACTGAGCGTGGCAACTTTAGCAATCCTAAGAGTTGGGTACACACAGGCAACATAGCTATTGAATTTGAAAGTTATGGAAAGCCTAGCGGTATCAATGCTACGGAGTCTGATTACTGGTTTCACAATCTTGACATTGGTGATGAAACTTTCGCAACCGTTGTATTTAATACCCAATCGTTGAAGCGCATCATTAACAAACTAGATTACAAGCGGACTGTTTCTGGGGGTGATAACATGGCATCACGGATGTACTTGCTAAACCTTGAGAAGCTGTTTTCCTCTGACGTAATCAAAGCATTTGAGGAGACTGATAATGAATGAGATACTGGCAGGTCATTTCCAAAACGGTTATGACGCTTTCAGCGAAGTAGACGAAGTGTACGTCAAGCGTGTCGGTATTGTGTACCACCAGAAAGCCAACCCATTGAGGGCTAATGGTAAGTACACTCACTCATCACATCGTGAGTGGCAGCGCGGATGGAACACCGCCTACTTTGAGAATTTGGAGAAACAGAATGGACTTGGAAAACGAAGCTAAACAGTGGATGAAGGAGAAGTATATGTATGGGATAACTGGCACAGCTTACCAAATAGCAGCTTGTGACACAGCTATCTTCCCGAAGAACAAGGCTATGGAGTATCTTACTCTTGGCCTTACCGGGGAAGCAGGAGAGATAGCAAACAAGGTGAAGAAGTTTATCCGTGACGGCGCACCACCGGATGAATACGAAGCCAAGAAGATACAGATTGCATACGAGATTGGGGATGTGATGTGGTATTGTGCTGTT